CTACAACCAGTGGCGACAGCAACAGGCCATGCGATCGGTACAGGCTCCACCGCCAGAGACCGCCGAGGTTTCGCCCACGCTCACGCCCGCGGGACGGCCGGCCAGCGCGGACGTTCCGACGTTCAACGGGAAGACCGTGGCGCACGTTCGCCTCGAGCGCGAGGTCCTGGACCTTGAGCGGGAGAAGCTCGAACACCAGAAGGAGTCCGGGTCGCTGATCGATGCCGCGACCGTCCGCGCGGCGTGGGTGAAGGGATTGACCGAACTCGGAACGACGCTTGAAGAAGCTCCGCACATCGCCGTGGAGAGCGTGCGCGAGCAGTTCAAGCTCACCGCCACGCAGGGCGCCGAGCTGGCGCAGGCCATCCGCGCCGCGATCCAGACGACGCTCGATCGATTCTCGAAGCTGGACGGGGGCACCCCATGACGATGATGCCGACGGGCCTCTGCGATCCGGATCGTCTTTTCCGCGAAGTGGCGCGGAGCGTGCTGGCCATGCCGAGCACGCAGAGCCCGTACGAGTGGGCCAAGAAGCACGGGAAATACGTCAAGGACGCGCAGGCCTTCGACTACAACCCTGACGACATCCCGTACACGAAGGGCATCTTGGACGCGGTCCTGCGGCCCGGAATCCGCCAGATCACGCTCATGGCGTCCGAGCAGATGACCAAGACCGAGATCGCGTACAAGGTGATCGGCTACTTCATCGCGAACCGGCCCGGGCGCATGCTGATCGTCTACCCCAACAAGAAGATCGGCATCCGACAGAACCGCGAGAAGTTCACGCCGACGATCCAGAAAACCCCGGACCTTGCTCGACGCCTGCAGAAGTACAGCCGCGCCATCCGCGGCGACGGCATCGACTTCGACCGCCTCTCGATCGCCTTCGCCAACGCGCCACCGAATAAGCCCATCGACGCCAACCTCGAGGCCTTCGACTACCTCGCCATATGGGTGGACGAGGCGGACCGCTGCCACCCGGACGTCCTCGACATCGTCGGCGGGCGCGGCAAGACGCGGAGAAACTCCCTGCTCCTGGTTACGAGCACGCCGAGCTTCGCCGGCCACGGCATCGACCGCGAGTATTTCGGGACCGAGGACTACGAGGGAAGCGACAGGGGACAGTTCTGGGTTCCGTGCGTGCATCCGCAGTGCCGCCGCTATCACCTTCGTGACTTTGGGCTCGTGCGGTGGCCCGGAGCGACGCGCACCGAGGCGTGGACGCAGGCCTCGCGCGACCGTAATGCCGACGCCGAGATGGTGGAGCAGTCCGCGTGGATGCGGTGCCCGTTCTGCCGGGAACGCCTTGGACGTGAGCACAACCAGCTCCAGCTCACTCGCGGCGTCTGGCTGACCAAGGGGCAATCCATCGAGCCGTGGTCGGGAGCGTGGGACCGTCCGACGGAGCAGTTCGTCCCTGGCGTTGTGAAGGGACCGCCGTCAACATCGCCGCACGCCGGGTTCCATCTGCCCGGACTCCTCTCGTGCGTGCCGGCGGGGATCAATCCCTATGGCTACGTGGCGAAGGGATTCGTCGCGGCGAAGGGGAAGCCGAGCCGACACTGGCTCAACCGCCGCCATGGGACGGCGCACGCCGAAAGGGCACAGACCGTGGAAATCCGAGACGTGCAGAAGCGAGCGATACCGCAGGGCCATCCCGGGAGCTTCGCGAAGGGGATCGTTCCACCCGATGGGCTCCTCCTCACCGCCGCCGTCGACGTGCAGCAGGATCACGCGTACATCGAAGTTGTGGCGTGGCACTCGTTCGCGCGGGTTCGAAGCGTCGTGTGGTGGGGCATCGCGCCCTATCCGCCCGGAACGCCCGGGGACATCGTCCTGCAGGCGATCGAGCAGACGTTCCCCGTGTTGAATGGCGGTTCGTCGCGCCGCAAGAAGGTCATCGCCAGGATCGTGGACTCGGGCGACCGCACAGACGAAACGTACGACCTCTGCCGAAGGTGGAACGCGCTCGGGTGCCTGACGTATGCCGCCAAGGGCGTGGGCCTCAAGGGTGGCGCCGAGTCGATGACGCGGCCCGTCGAGGTGACCTACATCGACAAGAACCCCGACGGGAGCCGAGATGAGCGAGGGCTCCAGCTCTTGCGCTTCAACTCGTTCTTCCTGAAGGGCCTCGCCGTGCGCGCCATGCGCGGGCCCGCGGCGGCAGTGTCCGAAGGCACCAAAGATCTCCGGAGCTGGAGCGACCCCAAGGAGGGAGACTTGGAAGGCGAGCGGGCGCTCGAGGCACTCGGCACCGCCGGGAACGCCATGGGCATCACGAGTGAGCTGCGGCTCCCGTACAACGTCGACGGGAACTACCTCGGGCAGATCACGTCCGAGCACCTGGTCAAGGTCGGCACGGGCACCTCGAATCGACTGATGTGGCTCATGAAGCCGGGCCGGAGCGCGAACCACTGGTTCGATTGCCACGTGATGAACCTCGCACTGGGGGAGCGGCTGGGGCTCCGCGCCCTGCAGATTCCAGGCCAAGGTGACCCGCTGCTGGCGTCGCCCGCAAGCGCCCAGAGTTCGACCTCCTCTACTACCCAAGTCCAAGCCCAGAACCCGGCACAAACCATCGCCCCAACCGCGACGGCCCAACCAACGGAAATCCTGCGCGAGGAAAAATCTGTGCCGACCACTCCTCCGATCAAACCTCCGATCGCATCTCCGCACGGAAGATCGGTAAATACAGGGCTGGAAGCGGCGCGGGAGAGGGCGAAAGCGCTGCGTGCGCGGTGGCGAAACTGAGCCAGTCCGCGCGGAAAAACGGCGCGAGGGTCGCCCTTGTACAGAAGCACCACGCGGCACCCCAAGCAAACGACGGAGAGCATCATGGCGAAGAAGATCAAGGCTGAGCAGACCGACGCAACGGCTTCCGACACCGCAACCGCGACGGCCCCCGCGCCCGAGGAACAAGCCGCGGCCCCCGCGACCGACATTGACCATGAAGCCGACGTGAACGACGCCGCACCAGCTCCAGAACCAACCAACGTGCCTGCTCAGGACCCGGAGCTCGCTCTCCTGGACGAGTTGGCAAAGATCGGCGACCCCTATGCCATGCGTCAGGCCGTCAATCAGCAGATCATCACCGCCCGCCAGGAACTCCGGGACATCAACGAAGAGTACAAGCGTTCGATCGCCAAACTCGAAGATGAGCACGCGAAGGCCGACGAAGACGCTCGCGTATCGGCTACCCGAAAGCACCAGCTCGAGGTCGAACTCGCCAAGGTGCGGAAGCTCAAGAAGAGCGAGGCCGACGCCATCGCCGGCAACGCAGAGGCCGCCAAGGTCCGCGCCCAGGTCCAGCAAGAACTCGCCGCCGCCGGCATCCAGGGCTAACGCTCCACCGCGCACCACACCGCCAGATCTTTACCCATGGCCGACTACCTCTATTCCGCGTGGTCCTCGCAGGCGACGGTCGCGCTCCGGCTCGCGATGATAAATCTCCACATCGACGAGGTCTCGCTCACGATGACCCCGGATGTTACGAGCGACGGCCAGAGCCAGAGCAATAGCGCCGTCCAGACCTACCTGCAGGGCCTATACACCGAGCGCGACAAGCTCCAGTCGTCACCGGCCAACATCCCGGGCGGCGGGCTCTTCAAGCTCCGCCGCACCCGCAACTGATTCGGTCCTCACCCCACTCTCGCCATGTCCACCCAGAAGACACTCGCGAAGCGGCGCACCGCCGACTCGGTCGAAGAGCTTGCGCGCCTCGAGAAGGCCAAGAGCGAACTCGCCGAGGCCAGGTACAAGGGGAAGCTCGCGCGTGTCCGCGCGAATGCCATCGACCGCCTAGCGAAGAGCCCGCAGTTTCGCACGCCCGGCATGGCAAGCTCCATGGCCGTTCGCGCGAGCATGAATCTCGGCGCGTACCAGAGCGGCAAGGCCCGCACGCGACTCTCCCCGGGCAAGACCACACCTCCCCGCGCGAGCGCGGCGGCCACGCTCGATTGGTCGGCCCGTGACCTCATGGTCCGCGAGACGCAGGACGCCGAGCGGAACAACTCGGTAGCCCGCACGCTCGTCCAGCGGCACATCGACTTCGTCGACGGCGATGGCCCGATCGTCAACCCGAACACGCTCGACGCCAAGTGGAACGATGAGGTTCGCGATCTCTACCGGCGCTTCATGAATGGTGAAGACCATGAGATTCTGGGCCGACCGAACGTCAACGGCCGCACGACGGCGATCATGGATCAACGCGAGATCACCCGCGCGTGGGACGTCGATGGCGACATCTCCATCCTCAAGACGGTCGACGAGAACGGGCTCGGCAGTTTCCAGATGGTGGAGGCCCTGCGGCTTGGTTCTTTCGGCGGGACGTTCGGCGGCAAGGTCGTCGATGGCGTCGAGATGAACGCTCAAGGCTTGCCCATCGCGTTCCACTTCAGCGACTGGGAGTTCGGCGGACTGGCGACCAGCGTAAAGACCAGGTCCATCGCCGCCGAGCACGTGATCTTCTGCCCGAACCCCAAGTTCTACCGCACGGGTCAGGTACGCGGGGAGCCACGGCTCCAATCGTGCCTGCAGCTCCTGGAACTCACCGACGGCTACATCAAGTCGCACGCGATCGCCGCGGAGATGGGCACCTACTTCGGCGTCATCTTCCAGGACGATCGCCCGCATGACTTCGCGGCCGTGCTTCGCGGCGCGATCAGCGATCAGCCCAACCGCGAAACGAGCGACTCTCCCTACGAGGCCGAGTTTGGACCTGGCTGGAGCATGGTGACCAAGCCCGGGCAGAAGCCCGTGCAGATGCAACCCGAGTTCCCCACGACCAACTTCGCCGACTTCGTCTTCGCGAACATCCAGATCATGGGGGCCGACTTCGGCCTTCCCCTCGCGATCGCTCTCTTCGCCAGTAAGGAGATGAGCTACAGCAACCTCCGCGGCGTCCTCTCGTGCGCCGGGCGCGGCTTTGATTTCGATCAGGCCGCCAAGGCCCGCATCGAGAAGCAGAAGTACAAGTTCAAGGTCGCCGAGTGGATGAACCTTGGGCTCGTGCCGTTCCGCGACGACTGGGACAAGGTCCACATCATCTTCCCGCGCCCGCCCGTCGTGGATCTGCAGATGGAAATCGACGCGATGGCCAAGGCCCGCGATAACAACTTCTGCACGGGCCAGACCGCCACCGAGAGCATCGGCCTCGCCGAGAGCTACGAGGAAGTCGTCAAGGCCCGCAAGAAGGAACGCGAGCTTGAGATCGAAGCCGGAGTCGTGCCGCCCGACATGCCTGGATCGGTCAGGCCTGGACAGCAGGCAACGCCCGCCAAGGTTGCAAGCCCATCCGTTTCGCAGGATGCAGGAAACCCCGGACTAGACGCCACATCAAGCGCGCCGAAGCCGGCCGACGGGACCACTCCGGCCGCCGACAGCAAGTTCCTGGTTGGAGATAAGACGCTCGCGAGCGAGCTTGTCGGTGCCGTCGCGCAGGGTGCCAAGCCCGCCGACTCTGCAAAGCGAATCCTCACGACCATGGTGGGACTCAGCGACACCGAAGCATCTGCGATCGTGGATCCAGCCGCGAGTTTCACGCCCAAGCCGACCGCGAACGCGAGTGTTTCGAGCAAGCAATCGCCCGTCGCCTGAGAAACCCACATGTCGCACATCGACTTCATGGCACCCAATCTCGGGTGGGATCGCCCACAGCTCGCGAACCTCCCGCCACGGCCGCCCGAGTCGCGCACGCCCCGCCTGCCGCAGATGCTCATGGGCAACGCGGTCGAGGCCCGCAAGGACCTCTGCTGCCTGAGCGTCGTCGGCCCCATGGCGATCATCACGCTCGACGGTTACCTGAGCTACGACGCGCCATACTCCTGGCCGTCGATCATGACCGCCGACACCGAACTCCTCGCGGCGATCCAGCACTGCCGAACCAACGACGGGATCGCCGGTGTTTTGTTCGACAGCCGCTCTCCCGGTGGGAGCGCTGGTGGAACCTCCGACGTGATGAAGGCCGTGCAGCTCCTCGCGAGCGAGAAGCCCACGCGGGCCATCGCGCACGACGTGGCCGCGAGCAAGGCGTACATGATCGCCGGGCTGTGCGCCCGATTCGGCGCGACGCCCAGCGCCATCGTCGGGAGCGTCGGCAGCACCTTCGGCGCGATCTACGACGCCAGCAAGAACCTCGAAGACAACGGCATCACGCCCTACGACCTCTCCACCGGCAAGGCCAAGAAGCTGGGAACCTACGGGCTTCCCGTGGATCCGGCGGAAGTCGAGGCGATGCGAGCGACGGCGATGAGCCTGCTCACGCCCATCCTCGAGATGCTCTCGGGTCCGCGGCGCATGACGCCCGAGCGATACCTCGCCCTCGAGGCCCGCATCTATGCCGGCAGCGACGCCGTTCGCGCCGGGCTTGTTGACGAGATCGCCGACTTCGAGACCTTCGCCTCGGGCTTCCTCGCGGAGCTGCAGGGCGGAGGTCCACGACTCATCGTTCCGATTCCAGCGTCGGTCCAGCGGGAAGTTCCCGAGGGTGACGACGACGCACAAGACCAACCCGACGCGACCGACACGGAGGCCGCGCGACATTCCACACAAGGAGTCCCCTGCATGTCCACGAACGCCCCCGCCAAGCCAGCCGCACCCGCAACACCGACCGCCGAGGCCCGCCCCCTGACCCTCGCGAGCCTCGAGGCCAATGAGCCCGCGATCGTCGGGGAACTCACCAACAAGATCAAGGCTGAACTCGCCAAGCCCACGCCCGCCAGCTTCGACGAGCTGAACGCGGCCTTCGGCGAAGAGGACCCCGCGTTTGTGACCAAGGCCATGGCCGGGAAGATGACGCTCGTTCAGGCCCACGCCGAATACGCGAAGGGTCTCAAGGCCAAGCTCGCCGCGACCGCGGCCGCACCGTCGCCCAAGAAGCTCCCCGTTTTTGGCGCGACGGCCCCCCTCGCCCCGACCGGAACGGGCGGCGCCTCACTCCACGGATCCACGCCCGACAACTTCAACGCTGCCGTCAAGCAGATCCAGAAGGACCTTGGGTGCGACTTCTCGACCGCATGGCACAAGGCCTCGACCGAGTATCCAGAGCTCCGCCAGAAGTACGCCGAGGAGAGCACCTCGAAGTGGAACTTCAAGGAGCCCGCCGGCGCTTCCGCCTGAGTCCACACCCGCCCTTTCCAAGTCCATCACGAACCCCTGACCAACTCCCACACACCAACGGAGAAGTTTTCCCATGTCCGAGCAGCAAAACGATACAGGATTCAAGACGTTCACGGCAGGCGCGGCGCTCGAGCCTTTTCGACGCGTCAAGCTCGATACCACCGAAGGCCAGGTCGTCTACGCCGGAGCCGGCGAGGCGTTTATCGGCGTCACCCAGGACCGCGCGGCCAGCGGCTCGCCCATCACCGTGAAGCTCAAGGGCCTCGGCACGTACCAGATCTGCTGTGCGTCCTCGGTCGCAGCTTCGGGAACCGCCATGTATGGCGCGGCCAGCGGCAAAGTTGACGACGCCGTCTCCGGCTCGATCCAGGGCTACGTGAACGGCACCGTTTCGGGCGACGGATCCATCAAGGAAATCTGCCTCATCTGATCCCGTCCGCCCGCACCCCTCCAACCCCCCCACAACCGACGAGTTTCACACCAACCCGCCAACCAATCGGAGTAGATACCCATGGCCATCATGCCTTCTGGTGCAGCGCTTCGCCGCGATCTCGCGGCCTTCGTTGCACAACACGCGCGCGATTCTTCGAAGTACATCGGAAACCTCGTTATGCCGTATTTCGAGGTGGACGACGAGGCCAACACGTTCAAGAAGCTGAGCGTGGATTCGACCAGCCGTTTGCCCGACGACTCCTACAGCACCAAGGCCGGCGCGAACCGCGACGACTTTGAACTGGAAGAGGACAACTACACGACCAAGCCGCGAGCCTTCGAGGGCCAGCTCACCGACCCCGATCGGGCACGGTTCGCTGCCAGCGGCATGGACGGCGAGGCGGTCGTCGCCGGTCGCGCGTATGACGTTATCGCGGCCCGCGAAGAGCTGCGTGTCGCGTCCGCTCTCTTCAACACCACCAACTTCCCGCTCTCGGGCACGACCGGAGCGACCGTCAGCAACGCCTGGTCGAGCTCCTCGGGCGACCCGTACCTCGACATCATCACGGGCATGCGGATCAAGCTGACCGAAGTCGGCAGCCTGCCCGACACCCTGGTGATCACCGCCAAGACCTACCTCGACCTCTGCCGCAACCCGATCATCACGGGCCGCTTCACCAACAACACCGAGCGCGGCATGCTGCTGACCCCCGAGCAGCTCAAGAGCCTCTTCGCCGGGATCCAGAAGCTCTTCATCGGAGGCATGAACAGCTACAACACGGCGGACAAGGGACAGACCCCGACCGTTGCGTCGCTCTGGACCAACGGCTACGCGTGGCTCGGCTACACCGCCAACGGCCCCACCGACAACACCTTTCCGACGCCGCAGGTCGGCCGCATCTTCGCCTGGAAGGGCTGGGGCGCATCGATCG